CATCTTTTACACATCTAAAAAGGCTGTTAGCATGGCCGTAATGACACCAGAGCAGATCAACTCGCTCGTTGATCAGGCAACAGAATCATTAATTAACGAATCACCAGAGCGCGCAGCAGATGCGCTCGAAGCACTGGCGCACGAATGCAGCAAAGCAGGGCAGGCCGGTTTTCAGATGTTTCAAAGCTTGCGACAGTTAGCCATTGTTGGCGCAGTAGCGGTTACGGGCCGAGAATACATAAAAGAAAGACTCAAATTAGCCGAACAAATAGCGAGTAAAAAACGACATGCCAGAGAAGAAAACAGCAAAACAAACTAAACGCGCAGAAGTACAAGAAACGATAACATTGACGCCCACATCAAGCATAGACCAGCTAGAGGCACGCATACAGCAGCTTGAAAAGGCGCTGGCTAAAATTGGTACATTGAGCGGTTATGGCAACCATCTAGCAGAATTTGGATTAAAAAGGTGGACGCCCCCAGCACGAAAGGTGGGTTAATGGAGTTTACAGCAGAGCAATTGGAGTTGGCCGCAAAATGTACGCGATTGCAGCGTAATACTGTTGTTGAAATGGTTAGCTCTGGTTCAACACAAAGACAGGCATATATAAAAGCGGGAGGGAAGGCAAAAACGGTCACGAGTCAAGATACCGCCGCATCTAGCATTATGAGGAATATGCAGGCCAAAGCATTTTACGAAAGCCTGATAATGGCCGCCCAAACAAAAGCCGTTTTACGCAAAGAAGAGGCGCTGTTAATACTGACACAATCAGCAAAAGCGAAAATAACAGACGTTTTGACATTTAAAAACGTAGAAGTCGGAACCGATGAAAACGGACTGCCCGTAATGCAATCTACATGGAGCGTAAAAGACAGTGACAACATACCGGACAACATAGCCTCCAGCATCAAAAGCGTAACAGCCACAGGCAGCGGATTAAAAATTGACATGTACGACAGCCACGGCGCAATCAAACAACTATCAGAAATGCTAGGCTGGAATGCACCCAAACAGGCCCAGGTAGCAGGCCCAGGTGGTGAGCGGTTAAGCCTCGACGTTTCAGCGTTAGACATATCCGAAGCCGTTACCAATTTGCTGAACAATCTTTAACACATGATGCAATGGGAAAACCTAAGCCAAGCTGATAAACTGGCTATAAAGGCCACGAGTGAGCAATCTTTTGAAGCGTTTTTGCGTATCTTTTTTCAGTTATTGCAGGGCCAGAAGTTTAAGAAAAACTGGCATCATACTTTTTCATGCCGACTAGCCGAAGACGTTTACTACGGAAAAATTAAACGCGGAATAGTTAACGTTGCGCCAGGATCCACGAAAACAGAAATATGGTCTATTCATTGGATTTGTTGGTGCATTATCAAGTGCATATCAGACAAAGACAGTTCTCGCTCTACGCGATGGTTTCCTATGTCCTATTCGGATGACTTGGTGAAAGAAAACGCGACCAGGGTAAAAGAGATTATTGATAGTGAAGAATTCCAAACACTTTGGCCGCTTGAGCTATCAACAACCACAAAATCAAAATCTAATTGGTTGTATTTTGATGACAATGGCAACCGGCACAGGCTATACGGTACATCAATCGGCGGCCAGGTGACGGGCAGGCGTGCCGGTTACATGATAGAGGACTGTTTTACAGGTGCATTGATACTAGATGACCCATTCCCACCGAAAGACGCTGACAGCGGCTTAAAGATGGACACCGCCAACAAGAAGCTAAACAGGGTGGTACGTTCTCGACTTGCACACGATGACGTTCCTATTATCATGATACAGCAGCGTATCGCCAACGGTGACAGCACAGACTATCTCAACAGCGACAAAACGCCCGACAACTACGATGTGTTTAAAGTTCCCGCCCTTATTGATCAAATTTATGTAGATGGGTTGTCGCAGGAGATGAGAGAGGCGTGCATTAATGACACAGGCTTTGCAGGTCAACGCACAAGCTACTGGCCCGCGAAAGAGCCGTCAGAAACATTGCTGGCTATGGAACGCGCAGATAATTACATGTTTTCCGCGCAGTATCAGCAAGAGCCGGACGAAGCGCTACAGGAGGGCATGGTATACAAGAAGGAAATGGAGCTATTGATCGAGGAGGGCCGGTTTTGTCGTATACCCGTTGAACCCGCTTTGCAGACGTTTACTTTTTGGGATTTAGGCGTTAATGATGACATGGTTATATGGGTTATGCAGCCGCATCAAAAAGAGCTGAGAATGGTATCTTGTTACGCTAACCGTGATAATGGCATGGAGCATTATATTAACTGGCTAAAAGACTTCCAAGAAAAACACGGTATACGTTATACCAGGCATTTAGCACCGCATGACATAGCCGTTCATGATTTGATGTATAACGTTTCACGCATAGACGTGGCCCGAAGGATGGGCATTAATTTTGTGCTAGTAGACCGCTGCAAAAGCAAACGCGAATCAGTCAACGCATTGAAGGCTATTTTCCCGCGTATCTGGATTGATCAAGTAAGGTGTGATACGGATTTGGCAGGCAACAAAGGCGAGCTGGCGAAAAAAACCGGATGGAAAGGACTGAAAGCCCTTCGCCGTCAATGGGATCATGACAACGAGTGTTTCAAGGATGAGACAGGGCCGAAGTGGGCCACCAACTATACAGACGCAATACAGCAAATGGGGCTACACTACAAAGACAACCCAGCCGCTGGTACATGGACGGCCCCCGTTACCGCTAAAAATTGGAACCCATATTGATCGTTGCAGACAAAAACGAGCAGACATTCCACGTGGTTTTTCAATCGAGCAATTATCAATGCCGACTTTTTAAGCTTTTGCACCCCCGCTTTCAACATTGCTACGTTATAAAATCGTCAACATGTCGCCGCTATTGGATCCGCATAGAAACAACCGTTTCTCAATTAAACGTAGATTTACTCGATGCGGATATTTTTCCGAATATAAGTGACATTATCAGCAAAAATGCTACATTAATAACAATAATCTCGCGTTTTACACCAGAAACATCGTCGCAATTAAGTATTTTGTCATGTGTTGATGTAACAAAGCGAATTTTAGGGATCAAAGATTTTTGGTGTTTTACGCCATATCAGCTCTATAAAAACATTTTAGGTGATCGTTATGGGAAAAGTATTAAATCCAGGGCAAGACGATGCGAAAAAAGCAGCCCGTAAACAGCAACAGCTTATGCGCGAACAGCAGAAAAAAGACGAGCGAGAAGCCGCAGAAGAGGACAGCGAAGTAAAAAGACGAAAAGCAATCGCCGCAAGAGGTGGCAATAGATCGCTATTAATAACGACAGGCGAGAAGGGCACGGCAGGCAATACAGCCGGAACCGCTAAGCAGTTGGGAGGCTAGTCATGGCATTACCCGCAGAACTAAACGATGTTAAAGCACTGATTAAGCGTTTTAGTGCTGCGCAAGCTAATTATGAAATGTTTCGATCGTTGCATCAGGACGCCTACGACTTTGTTGCACCACAGCGCGAAACGTTCAGATTTCATTCCCCAGGGCAGGAGAAAAACAACCACGTCTTTGACTCTACCGCGATTTCAGCAGCCGAAAAATTTGTGAGTCGTATAAAGGCATCATCAATGCCAGCGTGGAAAGAGTGGGTTAACTTCACAGCAGGTACAGACGTTCCAGAAGACCAGGAAGCGCAATTTGCAGAAGGGTTAGAAGAGGGAACGAAGCTTGTTTTTAATGAGCTTAATCACTCCAATTTTGACACAGAGATAAACCCTAGCCTTGTTGATTTGGTTATAGGTACGGGCGCTATTATTGTAGATCAGGGCGACTTTAATTCAGGTGATACGTTTCGTTTCACTAATGTGCCGCTTGCAGAGTGTTACCCAGAAAAGGCCCAGTTAGGACGGATACGCTCAGCATGGCGCAAATATAATGTGACCATAGCCGAGATACCTATCTTATGGCCTGGCGCTAAAGTACCGGCCAAACTCACGCGAAAAGCAGAGGCCAATCCCTTTGCCGAAGAGGAGATTTTAAACGGTCAGATATACAACATAAAAGATGGTTTGTATTACAACGTCATTATTCACGAGCCAACTAAAACGATCATGTTTGATCAAAAATTCAATGAACAGCGTTTTATTGTGTTTCGGTGGCATGTTGTACCTGGGGAGGTTTTTGGTCGTGGTATTGGTATCCAAATGCTACCAGACATTAGGACGCTTAATAAAATTGTTGAGTTTGATTTGCAAGGCATGGCGTTGAATGTAGGCGGATTGTTTACGGGCATTGATGACGGCATATTTAACCCGCATACGGTCAGGCTGCAACCCAAAACAATTATACCTGTGGGCAGCAATAACAATCAAAACCCAACATTACGCACGCTAGAAGTGGGCGGAAACCCTGTCTTGATAGATGTGCGTATAAGAGATTACAGAGAAAAGATCGACGCCGCATTTTTTGCCAATCCATTGGGCGACGTTACCGATCCCGTTAGATCAGCAACAGAGAATATGATCAGGCAGCAGGAAATGCTTAAACAAGCGGGCGCATCATTCGGGCGTCTTAGATCGGAGCTAATCAACCCATTATTGCAAGCGTGCACTGGCATTCTCAAAGATTTAGGCCGGTTTCCAAAGCTCAATATTGACGGCAAACAGATTGCTATAAAGCACACGTCACCGCTGGCAAAATCCGAAGACCTGGAAGACGTGCAAAACACGCAGGTATTTTTATCTACAGCCGCCGAATTGTTGGGCGAAGAAGCCCTAGCTGCCACAGTTAAAGTTGAAGAAGTGCCGCGCTATCTTGCGGATAAGCTTGGCGTTTCGCCTAAACTGGTACGCAGCAAAGAAGAGCAACAACAGCTTGCCCAAGCAGCACAAGAAGCCCAAGCGCAAATGATGGAACAAGAAGCACAACAGCAGCAACAGCAACCAGGGGGCGCGCCAATATGAGCAAAGATCCTTTTGACGGTCTTTTGATGCAGCCAGACTTTGACACGCAAAAAAAAGCACAGCACGAAAGACGCGACTACCTTTATCATAAAGTTTTTTTGCAAAATCCCGACGGGGCCGAGTTGCTAAAAATATGGGACGAGTCGTTGAAAATGACACCAGCGGATCATCAAGGGGCCGACCTTTTCAACCTTGGCAAATCCGAAGGTTTAAAAGACTTTTTCCGGAAAATCATTTTAACTATTAAACGAGTAGACATTGATGAGTGAAGAATCACTATTAACAAGCAACACACCAGCAGCACCGGCACCAGCACCGGCAGCAGAAACACCGGCAGCAGAAACACCGGCAGCACCGGCAGAAGCACCAGCAGCAGAAGCACCCAACGATCGGTTTGATTTTGTATTAGATAAATACAGGACAGAGGGCAGAACCGAAGCCGAAGCAATGGAATTGCAGGCTAAAAGCTATGGTGAGCTACAAGCCAAGCTTGGGGCATTTACAGGCGCGCCGGAAAGTTATGAGGTGGGTTTGTCGCAAGACTTACAAGATGCTGGCGTGATGTTTGCCGACGATGATCCGATGCTAGACCTTGCAAAAGAATACGCAAAAGACAGCAACATGAATCAGGAGGGTTTTAATAATCTCCTTGAGTTATATGGTCAGCAGTTGTTAGGCGAGCAAGAGGCGTTGCTACAGCAGCGAGGCGAAGAGATAAAACTGTTAGGGCCGAATGCTGAAAGCCGACTGGAAAACATAAACGCATGGGCATCGGCAAACCTCGACGCTGAAACAGTAGCAGGCTTGCAAGAAGCAGGACAGACAGCCGCAGGCGTTAAAGCGATTGAGCAATTAATCGCAAAAACACAGAATTCACCCGTTGCACCCGACGCATCACCCGCGCCGTCTGCACCGTCTGATAGCGCAGTAAAGGCTATGCAGTTTGAAAAAGACGAAAATGGAAACCGGCGCATCAATACGGATCCAGCTTTTAGAAAAGAATACGAACGAAAACGCGACCAATTACACGGCACGCACGAACACCGCACGATGGTCGGCGGTTAACAAAACAAAAAACAGGATTACACCATGTTTAATCATTCTCTTTTTGCGCCTATTGGCGGGCAAGGTGCACTATAATGTCATTCACACAAAAAACATTCACCCCAATTTCAGCGCAAAGCAATTCGGATTCCACAAACGCGTGGACGTATCGCACCGGAGACGATGAGGCCACGCTAGAGGGTGCAAATTATTTCATTAAAAAAATTAATGAGATTAAAGACGGTGACGCGCTTTTCGGACAGTCATCAGAAGGGCCATTTTTGGCCGCATTTACAAACGATGGCGAAACAATACAGCTAACAATCAGGCAGCAGGGTGTGTTATCAGGCGCAGACGTTGGCAGTGTTCCAGGTGTTGAGGCGCGATCTTTTGATCTGCAAACGCCTGCCGGATTGGGTATTGCTAATAAAAGGCAAGTATCATTCGGAGCAGCCCAGCCGCCAGCACTCGACGCAAACGGAACATATACAGCACAAGAAGACGGTCAGCGAACCTTTGCCGTTGGGCTATCGTTTCAGCGTCTTTTCAATAACATGGAGACGTGCGTTTGGGTGTATAGGGCGGTTAATGACGTGGTAACAACGACGGAGCTGATACGCATTGACGGTAACAAGCAGCGCGAGACGTTTGCGTTTACAACGGTCGAAACGATGCTAAAAAATGATGAGGTGAAGTTTTATTTTTATCTTGATCCTATGGGGGCGAGTGATGGAACACTTGCGCCAGCCATTAACGGTGATGGGTTACCCGATGCACCCGCCGCAACGCTGGAAGTAACGAAAATGGTCATTATTTGACAATGCACGACCAATGGTCTATAAACAGTAAATATTAAACCTCTCTGATACCTCAAAAGCGAGCCAGAGCGATAAATTGCTGATTTTTTTCTTTGCATTAATCGCCCCTTCTGGATACGCGATAACGCGAAACGTTATTATTTTTTGAGGACATAACAATGTCAAAATTTCTATCTAATTCTGCCGTTCAAGAATTTGACGCAGAAGTTAAACATGCGTATCAAGGCATGGGCCGATTACGTGAAACCGTTACACTTAGAACAAACGTTGTAGGTGATGCTTACAAATTCGCAGGCATGGGCGCAGGTATCGCAAACCAAAAAGCGACGCAGGCTGATGTAACGCCGATGGACGTTGATCACTTTCGAAAAAGCGCTATCCTTGAAGACTGGTTAGCACCGGAATATACCGATATTTTTTCTCAAGCCGAAGTTAATTTCGACGAAAAACAAGAGCTAGCGAAAACTATCGCGAAAGCATTGCGCCGTCGTGAAGATCAATTAATCCTTGATGCAATCGGAGCCGCTACTTTTTCAGCGACACCAGCGAACCGAGACGAAGCGCTTGATCTTACAACCGCCGCCGCAGGTTTAACTATTGCCGAACTTACAGCAGCATCGACAGGGTTGACAGATCGAGGCGTTGAAGCTGGAGAGCGTTATTGTGTCCATACAGCAGGCGCGTTGAATAGCTTGTTAGGTGAAACCGAAGTGACCAGCTCAGACTTTAACAGCGTTAAAGCGTTGGTTCAGGGTGAAATTGACACGTTTATGGGCTTTAAGTTTGTAACGATTGAAACCCGCGCCGAAGGTGGTTTGCCTGCGTTAACCAATTACGTCTATCACAAGCCTGCTATTGGTTTGGCTATCGGTATCGACATGAAAACAAGCGTTGATTGGGTGGCTCACAAGACCGCTTGGCTATGCAACGGTTTGTTAAAAGCTGGCGCAGTAGTTCGTGAGGCATC